TAATCGCAGATACTTTCTGCGAGATCTTACCCTTCAGATTGTTAAGTTTTACTAACTTATCAGCGGACCCAATGACTTCTTCTTGTTCCTTCGTATATTTAAAAATATCTTCCTCAATCTTGGCATTTTCGGTCATGTAAATGCCAACTTCGGAATCTAGATTGGTAATCTTTTCTTTATTGGCATTGATGTTGGCATTACCACGATTCTCAAGTTCTTCAATAAACTCTTGCTGCATTTTCATCTTATCCTTAAGAGTTTCTTTCTTAAGTTCAAGAGATTTAATTTGGTCCTTTTTCTCACGAATCTTATCCTTAATAAGATTATTCATCGCAGAAAAAATACGAATATCCAGAAGGTCCTCAATCACCTCACGACGATGTGAAGTAGCGAGTTGCATAAACGGCACAAAAGTACTAGAACCCAGAATCACAATCTGAGTAAAAGACTTATAGTTTACCTTAAGAATATTCTCTTCAAGAATTCTTTGATTGGCACGATCATCTGCTTCTTTATGAAGTGGATTACCATTTACCTCAATATCAAAAATATTTGGTTTGATTCCCCGGCGAACAAGATAATCTCTATTGTTCACAGAGAATTCAATTTCCACAAGACAATCTTTTTCGTTAGTCGTATTGACTAACTGTGGTTTATTAATCTTACGAAAAGGTTTATTAAACAGAACAAAAGTAAGTGCATCCAGGATTGTAGATTTACCTGCACCATTTGTTCCAATAATTAAATTTGTATTGTGTTTTTCAAAATCAACTTCCGTCCACTGATTCCCAGTGGAAAGAAAATTTTTCCATTTAATCTTGTGAAATACTAACATTCTTAGGAGGAATAACGATATCGTCAGGAGTGATCACAGCATAGCGATAATTATACATCTTACACGTCTTTATGGCAAGTTCGTCATCAACCTCTACAACATCCATTACAGTTTTTTCTTGGTCCTCCAACATTAAAGCATATCGAGTCGCATCGTCTTCTTCTTCAAAGAGAAATAAGACTTTTTCACCATATCGATTTTGCACTGCATATGCACCATCATCTTTTCTGTCTTTGAGTGTGAGAAGAAACATTTACTCTACCTCGCAAGCTTGTCTATAGAGATCTTGAAAAATACCTTTGATAATATTTTTATCAAACTCAAATTCTGCTTCGTCAATATAACGATTTAGAATTGACATTGTATTTTCTTCTTCATCAATTTCAAAATCTTCACTTTCTTGAATATCAAAGTTTTCAACAATTTTAAGATCTTGAACACCTATGGTGTAAAGTTTATCAATGAATTTTTCAAAGTCTTTTGGTTTGGTCTTCTTACGAACAATTACCTTGACAATTTTATTTTCATAATCTGTAGCATCAAACATTTGATGTGGAGTATCCTCATAATAAATGTTATAGAATAATTTATAAGGATTGTTAATTGGAGTATGCTCTAGAGTTTCTGTATCAAAAATATGAAATCCACGGGTGTCATTTACATCATTCCAATACATCTCATAAGTATTACCCAGATAAAAGATTTTTCCATTGTCAGAGCGAGTATGATAATGTCCAGAAAATACTTTCTGAAACTTATCAAAAATCTTTGGATCAGTTCCATGCTCTTCCATTACAAGATTTCGATTTACACGGAAACCTTGTAACTCCAGATGACCCATCGCAATTTTTGCTTTGGATTTTTTGATTTGCTTTATCGTTTCATCATAGTTATCACTGCAAATCCAAGGCACCATCATAATGTCAAGACCACCAACTTTGATTGTTTGTGGATAACTATAGGTTTTAATATTGGAGTAATTCTGAAGAAGAAGCGATGGTGAATTGACGTGATTGGTATTTTTAAAGTAACAATCGTGATTGCCCACAATCATATGAACTTCGTGATTTTTAAGAGGTTCAAATACTACACGCTTTGCCCATTCTAAACTTTGATAATCAATTGACTTGCGACTATCAAAGGCATCACCCATATGAATGACTGTTTTAATTCCATGCTCCTCTAAAGCAGGAAAGAAGACATTCTTATAGAAGAGTTCAAAGTGATCGTGGAGATACTTTGATCCTTTGCGACACCCGTAGTGAGTGTCAGTTAAAATTGCTACCTTCATCGGTTATTTCTGTATTGAATAGCATCTTTCATACTATTATAATCGGAATTGCTTCCAGAAAGCAAGTTGTCATCAATCATCATAACCTCATCATAACCAGTGCGTTCGATGATCTTGGTTTTAATTTCCAGTTGCTTCTTCTCCTTCTGAATACGACGGAGAAATGCATAGTGAATAATTTGAGTAAAGTAGGCAAAAGGATTACTTGATTTTTGTGGATCAAAATTATGAATATATTGAACGCAATTTTCTATGCCATCAGAAATCATATCATCCCGAAACATATAATTCACAAAGTTAGGTTTATAAGAAAGATGCGTGGCAATCTTAAGAAAACACTCTCCCAAATAATTTGTAATACGTGGTTTTGGAAGTCCTTGCTCTTTAGCAGCAGCAACCTTTGTCCTATAAACAATCAATGCTTCAAGTAACTCTTTGTTATTTACATAATGTTCTGATTTCTTTTTTGGCATAACAAGTCCATCTTTTACTTAATATAAGTTGAATTAATTATACCACATAAATCAAGGGCTTGACAAGTATCAAAAATATGTGTAGACTAGGTTTGTCTCCATTGAAGATAAGTTTTAGCTTTCTTTATTATCTTTAAGGTCTTTGAGAAAAATATCTTCGAGTGACTTACGAGAATTCTCTACTGACCCCAGATATCCCATTTTATCAGATATTGAAACTTTACCGTTAGATTCAATTTCAATATCACTATCATCTTCAAGATATCGTAGATAAAAATCAATTGTAGATTGATTTTTAATTTCAGTCATTGTAATGATTCTATCAAACTTAATAAAAAAGATATCATCATTAGGTATTTCCATCCAAGGTTTTATTTTTACATACATACCAACATAATTTGTAAATACTTTCATTATAACTGGATTTTGAAGAATGATAATTGGATCTCCATTATTTTCATCGACAGAAATAAGAGAAAATATTTCTTCGCCACTAATTAATTTGATTGCTGCGTAAAACTCATCTCCCATTAGTTTTTAAGCGGTATGTTTACAATATCATAATTAAAGTTTTCTTCATTGTAAATTTTAATTCTTTCGATTAAATGATTGAGCGTATAATTTTTTCTTGACTTATAACTGATATCATCGGCAATGTCATATAGAGTTGCTTTTGTCTTATTATCGGATTTTCTTAAGACTCTTCCGATTGATTGGAGGTTTCTGATTCTTGATTTACTAGGGGAAGCAAAGATGACATTATGTAGATTTCTGATGTTAATACCAGTAGAAAAAGTCCCGTAAGAAGCAACGATGATAGCATTGTTTTCTTTTTCAGTAATTTCTCTGACTTTTTCTCGGTCCTCAGTATTCACTCCACCATGTACAAAAAACACTTGTCTGTTTTCAGTTTTGCTATTATTTATGAGTTCGTATAATGGTTGTCCATGACCCTCAACTCTTGAGAAAAGAATTAATGTATTTCCTTTTAAATCGAGAGCAAGATTTCGAATGAATTTATTTCTCTTTTCATGATTGATAATATATTGCACTTCATCTTCAAAAGTTTCAAATTTATTTGGTGAATGCTTAAGTAATAAAATATTGATGTCAAGTGTTGCTACGTGCCCTTTCTTCATTAACTCATCAGTTTTAATGATTTTATAAGAGGGACCGAATAGACCTTCTAAAACCCATTTGTGCGTTTGTGTGCCATCTAAAGTTCCTGTAAATCCAAAACGATATTTGACATCGAAAAGTTTTGTCATTATAGATACTAATGACTTGGATTTAAAATTATGAGCTTCATCACCAACTACTACATTAAATCTTGAAAAATATTGTTTAGGTAGTTTATAAATCGATTGCCAAGTTGTAATAATTACTTGAGAATCAGTTTCCCTTTCTTTTCCGGCGTAGATTTTGTGGCAAAATGATCCCACATCCCATCCATAATCTGCAAAATCTTTATACATCTGCTCTACAAGGGATGTCGTTGGAACGACTATCAAAATATTTTGTTCTTTCTCAACGTAATATCTTACAATCGAATATATCATCAACGACTTTCCAGAGGCAGTTGGAGATATCAACAACTTTCGATTATGTCTTAAAGCGCCGTATACTCCCTCAACTTGGTAATCGCGGGGAGCATACTTGCAAATAGAATTCATATAGTCTTTTACACCTTCTTTTGAAATCATCTCATTGACTTCAAAAGGAAGACCATAGTACTTATTGTTTCTAAACTCATAAGTGTAATTATGTTGCTCACAAAATCTTATAAGTTTATCTAATAGACCAACGTATATTTCTTGAGTATTAATATTAAACAAATAAATGTGACCATCCCACCACCTATTCTTATAAGCGGGAGCAAACTTTGCATTTGGTACTTCAAACTGAAATGCATCTCTTAATTCATAATAGACGTGTGCTTCTGCCTCAATTTGAAGATATACCTCATTCTTTTTTGATATGACCAAATGTGACATTCATAAAATATCAGTTATGAATATTTATTTCGTCAGTTAAACCCCGATTGAAACCTGTGCCATTCCAGAGCATTCTTTATTTGAAACGTTCTATTTGATATACACTTAATAATCTCTTCCAAAAACTTTAACATAATGTCATAGTATCTAATTTTGAGTTCTACTTTATTCAGTCTCTCATCAGCGTCCATATGCCTCTGTAACGCTTCTTTGTCTCTAACTTTATACGGAAATGGTTCTTCTATATAAACCTCTGCAGGTGCCTTTCCCGTGTAATAGTTGTATCGTTCAAGTTTAACTCTATTGAAAGTTTCTCTTGCTTTCTCACGAAGAAGAGTAATTGTATTGTAAATGGTATAATATTTGGAATGAAGTTGGGGAATTTTTAAAGATTCATCGTGCAAATTATCAGGGTCAATGACAGCATCTCTCTGCCACATTTCCTGAATTTCATCAAGTGTCATAGAGGTTGTCCAGTTTCGCTCAAGATATTGTAGATAGTATACTTGAAAGATACCTCTGCTGTAAAGTACTGGATGTCGGTTTGTGTGGAGTCAAATTCCAACGATGTCAAAGAGACCGGAAATAAATCTTTAAATTTTACTATTGAGTTTGTATTATAATTGCTATCTAAAATATAAAGACTTCCATCACTAAATGCTCTTTTAGAATCTTGTAGTCCATCATCATTTGTAATTAATTCTTTATATTGCCCTGTGGTTTCTGGAAATCCCAATCCAGTTAACCAATTATGGACAACCATATAATTCATCATATCTTCATCGACTAAAAACCTTAAAGATAAGTCGCCGTATTGAAGTTTGCCGCCTGGAACATCAATATCCTTAAGATATGATGGTTGCTGAACCAATGAAAGTGTAATTTCTGGTATTCTTGCCGAGTTGCAAAAGAAACTTACCTTTGGTTCTTTTGCAAGAGTAAAATTAAAACCAACTGGTGAAAGAAAGTTTCGGTTTTGTATCTGATTTCGATAAGCAGACGCCATAATGTTTTATTGATATTTAGATAAAAAAAGAGGGTCCCGAAGGACCCTCTTGAAAGAGTTGTAAACTAACTCACATTAAGTTAGCAACCTTAACTCTTCTGTAGTAGGTGTTTGCATTGGTGGTAAGAGCACCAGCGCCTGCGGCGAGACCCTCTGCGAATGGGTTTGCAACCATTCCGTAACGGGTCTTAAAGCCGATCTTAGGCTGGAAGGTGTTCTCGCCAACTGCACGAACCATCTGGAGAGGAACGTATGGGCAATAGAAGAGACCAGCGTCATATGGGCTAGAACCCTTATAACCGACAACGTAGAACTGGTTAGCAGAAACGTTTGCCGAATATGGGTCAATGTAGACGCGATACTTACCTTGAAGAACTCCAGCAAAAGTATTGCCGGTGTCATCAACGTTGAGGTTTGCGTTGAGTGCAGGGGTGTAATCGAGGACACCTGCCATTGCAAGTGCTGAAGCAACGTCAGCAGAGCAAAGGATGGTGTTACCCTTTCCTCTACGAGTTTGCTGGGCGATTGCGTTTGCATCGCGCTCGATTTGGAAAATCAGACCCTTGAACTTCTCAACCGACCAACGACCGTTGGAGTCAACGTCGAGGTCAAAAGTACCTGCGGTAGCGGTATTAACTTGAGCACCAGGCTTAGCAATCTTGTAGATGGTTCTGATAACTTCGCGGTTGATTTCAGCAAGAATCTCAGTTGAGAGAATGTTTGCTAATTCCGCTTCAGCATTCAGACCGTGGATTGCCTTGAGGTCCTGAGCAAGCTCAAGTGAGTACTCGGCTTTCAGAGCACGTGACTTTGCAGTAACAGTGACTTTCTCAATCGAGAATGCCATCTGGTTAAACTGGTCAGATTCGCCAAGCGATTCTGATTCGTCAGTTCTCATTCCTTGACCAACGTTATACTGGTTAGCGCCAGTAGCGTTGTTTGCTTGGTTGGTTGGGTCAAGTACTGATGGGTTGGTGCCGCCTTGAGCGGTAGTACCCATACCGACTGAACCACCGGTCCAACCGTTGGTGTTATTGAATCCGGAATCTTGACCGGAGAATGCTGAATCAACTTCGTTATAGAAGGTCTCGTTTCCAGCCTGGCTGGTGTAACGTGAGCGCATTGCGAAGATGAGTCCGGTAGGACCATTCATTGGCTGAACGCCACAGAGATCATAAGCGATCAGGTTAGGCATTGAACGTCTGATTAGTGAAATCAGAACTGGGTCAAAACCTTGCATAGCACCGGTTGTTGCAGCACCCAGACCAGGATTTGCGCCTGAAGCAGTGCTGTTGGTTGGTGATTCGTAGAGAAACTCACGCTCTTCACGGAGTGCTCTTTCTTGGTTTTCTAACAGGATAGCGGTTACAGCTCTACGATGTGAATCTTTGAAAGAATCAAGACCTTCGTAGTCAAGGAGCGGAGCCCACTTCTCCTGCAGTGATTCTAGGTTGAATCCTTGCATTTGTGTTTACCTCTTTAAAAGTGTTGTTGTTTGATTTATGATTTAAAAATCACTTTTTAGAAACTCTTTGGAGAGTCTGAAGATATGCACCCATTGTGCCACTAACCGATTGAATATTCAGATTAGTTTCTTCCGACAGATTTTCACTAGCGTTTCTTTGAGTACCAGCGGTTCTGGTTGGGAAATAAGATTCCCTCAGAGTTACTAGTTTCTCACGATAGCTCTCTTCACCATCAAACTCAACATTTTCGGCAAGAGAAGCGAGTTTGTCCTTTTGAGAAAGTGCAAGACCCTCAGCGACTTCAGCAAAAATTACATCAGAAACTGACTCGGCTAATCTTTTATTTAGAGCAACATTTCTTTCAATTTGCTCGTTGAGTTTTTCTTCCATTTCATCAAGTTTATCTACCATGCTCTCGATGACATCATATCTATCTTCAGGGATTGTTACATAATGATCTTCAAAAAGACCCTTCATTCCTTGGAGGAATGATTCGGTCATTTCGGTCTTAAGACCGTGCTCAACTGCGAGTGCATTTTCTTGAATCCACTCGTCAGCAACATACTCAAGGTATGCGTCAACACGCTCTACAAGACCTTCTTTAATTGATTGAATTTCTTCTACAAGAGTCTGCTCATATGCCTCTTCAAGTTGCTCTTTAATTTCAGCAACTTTTGATCTGATAGCAGATTCAAAAATGATACGTGCCTTTTCTTGGAATTCTTCGGAGAGTTCTTCACCTTCCAGAAGAGCATTGACATCTTCTTCGATATCAAATTCTTCTTTCATTTCATCTTCATCATCTTCTTCACCAGGCTCTTCTTTGCCTTTTTTATGCTTACCCTCTTTATGCTTGCCACCCTCATCTTTTCCTTTTTCGGGTGCCTCATCCTCATCTTCTTCAGCAGCTTCGGAAACTACTTCCTCTTCATCTTCTGCTTCCTCTTTGACTCCTTGCATAGGCATTGCTGCTTGTGCTTTCGCATTAACAACATCCTTTACTTGAGCAAGAGTTGCAGCAGGAGTCTTTAATTCTGCTGAACTATCATCGGGCTTGTAATTTTCTGGAGTAGGACCACCGAGATCTTCCCAACCAGCAGTTTGACCAGGAGTAGTCCCAGTCAGTTTGTGCATTGGCTCGGCAGGTGCAGCCCCTTTGGTTACTACGTTTTCCATTTCTTGTAAATTGCTACCAACGGACATTTTTTTTAGATCTTGTATTTAATCTATATTTATTTATAATTTACAGATTTGAAAGAAATTCGTTGAATAGATTCAACTTATGCTCTTCAAGTCTTTTTTGGTCAACAAGAGTGTTAATTCTTCTTTGTGTTTGTTCGGCAAGTTTTTCACGAAGAATACCACCTTCCCAAATCCACTCTTTACCCTCCATAATTCCAGAAACAAAAGCATCTGGAGCAGAAGGATCTGCTACAATATCAGCAGCAGTTGCAAGCATAAAATCTTCACCAACAATTTTGTGACCCTCATTGGTCATTCTCAATGATCCAACTCCACGAGAAGAAACACCGAGACAAACTCCCTCACTAATGAGAGACTTTGCAATCTTACCCATAGGAGTTTCAAGAACCAATGCTTTTCCTTTAAAATTGTTTCCTTCGCGGGTAAGAGAAACAATTTTATGAGAAACTCTATCTAGATTTACAGTTGGTCCATCGGGATGTCCAAGTTCACCGAGAGCACGACCCTTTTGAATAAAGTTTTCATTGTATCTGCCAACCTCTTTACTCAGAGTTGCCATCGGATACATTCTTCCATTACGATTGCAAATATCACCTTGAAGGAAAATACCCTCAATGTATAGATTTTTTTTATTACCTACTTTTTCGGTAATAAACTCTACTTTTTGAATTTCTTCTGTGATGAGTTTCATTTTATTCGGAAACTAATTGTACTACTTCTGTGATGGTCACATTTGTGGTGTTATCAAGAGCAAGAGCTGAAACTCTTACGCTTCTGGATAAAGTAGATCCAGTTGCAGTAATTACTCCAACAATTGATGATGTATTTGCAGCAATAGTAACTGTTGAATCAGTTGTAGCAGTTACTAATCTATGAACTGTATTAATTCCGACAGGTTGGGCATTTTCAATTGTTACATAATCACCAACCAAGAAAGGATTCCCTGCATTATTATCAAAAGTGATTACAGTTGATGCTCCTGTAGTAATTCCTACTATCTGCTGCTTTGCAAGTCTTTCCTTTAAAACTTCATTTCCAAAAGGAGAAATCAAGAAAGAATTAACAGTAGCTACAGGTTCTCCCCCAGTTTCTACATATACTGCTGTTGAAGCACAAGCAACACGAATATATCCGCTTTTGAGTGCAATTGGATTGCTAGTAGCGGCTACAGAAACTGTAGGGGAAATTCTATTTACATTTTGGACAATTTTTATTGCCATTATTCGTTATCTCCAGTAGAATCATCTTCACCAAACATCACTGCAGCAATTTCTGGACGAGCAGCATCTACTCTATCAGCAGCTTTTGCATACAAAAATTCTTTAATTCTGTCGGAAACATCTGCTGGAGCACCATCAGATGCAATCAAATCGATAAGTTCTTCCATAAATTTATTTTATTATTATAGGACTATTTATATTTTGCCACCTTTAGGTTCTTTTATCTCTACCTGCGACACATCTACTGTTGGTTCAATTGGCACCTCTCCTCCAGCACCTTGCTCAATTGCTTGTCCAGCACCTTCCTCACCTGCAGGGGGTAATGGATTTCCCATTTCATCTACTGGTGCATTTGGATCTGGGAGTATACCTTTTTCAATTTCATCATCAATTTGTAAATCAATATCGATAATTTCGGAGTCTGTTTGGCGAAGAATTTTCTTACGCACATACTCTGTTGAATAATATTTACCGATATAAGGTTCTACCGTAGTCAAAAGTGTCAAACGATTTGTGAGAAGTTCTGCTTCTTTCAATTCTGAAAAATGATTGTCGTAAAGGAAGTCATATTGAATATGATCTTCCATCTTTTCCCAATCTTCGGGAGAAACTATATTCTTCAGAAGAAGTTGGGTACGAAGCATATCATTAAACATCTGAGCAAATCTTTTTCTCAGACGACCGACAAATTTAGAAAACTTTAATTCATCTCTCAGAATCTCTGAAGAACGACCCATATTAAATCCTTCTCCACCCCCAGCAATTCTGGTTTCGGGTACATTCAAAGATCTATAAAGTTTCTTTTGGAAATATTCAATATCAGACAATTCTCCAAGATTTTGACCACCTGGAAGAGTAGTAATTTCCGTTCCTCTACCACCTTCACGACGAGGGAGCCAGAAATCTTCAAGCATACTCATAAATTTACGATCGTCACGGATTTCTCCAGTATTAGCATCGTAAACTAATTTATTTCTATAGCGAGACATAACCTCTTTGAGATATTGCTCTGCTTTTACCTTTGGAAGATTGCCAACATCAATATAAAAAATACGACGCTCTGGTGCTCTTGATAATCTGTAAATGACAAGAGAATCCTCAATCATTCGGAGTTGATTGAGTGCCTTAATTGCTTTATGTAGATATGAAAGAACTGTGCCTTTATTTCTATCAACCAATCCTGAGGTGCAATATGTAATTGAATCTTTAGCGATTTTAAGAGAACCTTTAGAAGCTCCACTTAAATTACCCATCGGGTAACTTGGAGTTGAAGAGTAGATAAAGTATTCTTCCATTTCAGAATACATTGTATCTAAATTATTTGCCGAATTTCCATTATAATTTAATCTATCTACAATATCTGTGCCATTTTTTCCCTTCGTTCTCTTTTCTTGACGAACGTGCTTCATCTTCATTGGATCAATATACCTCAATTCCTGAATACCATCTTGAGGTTTTTTCATATCAATGACTTTTAGATAATAAAGTCTTCCATCAACATACCAATTTCTAAAAATTTCGTGAGATTTTCTATCAAAATCCATCATCTCTTTGATGGACTTAAACTCTTTTCTAATTATATCCTTTAACTTATCGCTTGCGTTTAGATTTGTTAATTCAATCTCAACGGGAGAATCATAAAGGTCGCTTACGATTGCTTCATTTACAATATCTTCAATGGCACTATCACACTCTGGATGAAGTGCCATCTCACGATAACGGCGCATTAAATCAAATTCAGTTCTATAAACACCTTCAATGTCTACATATTGACCATAAAATCCAGATTGAATATAATAATCAA